TGATGACCATCCACTCTGTATGAGCTGGTCTTCTACCATCCTTTCCATACGTTCAGCACGCTTAACACTTTCTTTGTTAAACTCTTTCTTAACATTCTCACTTTCTTTATCTGCTATACTGCCTACAGCCTTAGGTGTAAGAGGAGAACCGTCTGGTCCTGCTGGAATACCTTCTGGGTTCATAGGGGTTTGAGAACCCTCTGCCTTAGGAGCACCTTGTTGTAACTTACTTTTAACTTCACCTTCAATCTTCTGTTTGATTGAGGCTGGTAACTCAGGTATAGGGGTTGGTTTGAAAGCAAATGCCTTATCGCCCGGGGGGTTTAAGACAGATAGAAGCCAGCTAGCGCCAGCATTACACTGCATAGATGTTAATGGTATGAAGATTTCAGAACCACCTTGAGACCTGATAGCACTCATAGTAGTGTTATCATATTCGCCATTTACTGATTCCTGAAGGCGCATCATCTCATGTTCAATACGGGTACGATCATCACGATTAATTGACCATTGATTACTGATGTGCGAAGCTAATTTATCCATTTGGATAGCTTCTTCCTCTCCATCATCCTTCTGATAGTATTCATTCTGCACTGATCCTTGAGGGTAAATATCTTCTTCGTCCCCAGTGTTTAACTCTAATTGTACTGGCATTAATATCCATCCTCAATTAATAATAATTCAAATTCTACAGAAATACCAGCTGTACTAGACGCAACTCTACCCATAAAACCTATATCACAAGGACCAACAAAAGGTCCTTTAGGTACAGCATAGGTAACATTGAAGCTACCTGTTAATCCTATATCCCTTTCTACCATCCGTCTTGTACCTGTGAAAGGAGTTGTAACATCATTGGCAAAAGGACGATGCATTAAATAAACATCTGCTATCTTACTTGTATCTGTAAATATGTGTTTTGATAGAAGATAACCAGTGTAGCCAATAGGCACAGTGTAGACACCAATCTCAGATTGACCTGAAAAAGGAAGAGTACCTTCTATAGTTTCCCAAGTTGGTCCAGCTCCTGCTTCACGAATTATCAAAGTACCAGCATAAGATGCTGTTACGTTTCCTGCATAAGTACCTGACTCTGATACATACCAACGATAGAGCCTTATTAGATCAATTGGAATTGGAACTGCTGTTGTGCCATTGGTTTCTATCTCTTGTGTAACTTCTTCCCAACTCGCATCAAGACCTTGTATTACAATCTTTGTAGCGCCTGTCCCGCCTACATCGTCATCTGTATCATCTGATACAAATTCTAATTCTGTAGCTGCTAAAGGTGTATTGAATGAACCGATAGGAGAAATAGCTGAAGGGGTTGTACCAACTTCACCGAAGCCAAACTTATGTACAATCCTATGACCGGGGACTAGGCCTCTTGCTATATCAATAGCATGGTGGTTAATCTTAACAGGGTTGGTTAATTCATTGACAACAGTGACATTGGAAGATTCATTGGCCGTTCTGTCTAATATAAAGTTTCTTGCCATGTTACGTCCACCCCAAGCTGTCCTGTTGTAATACTGGTTTATATGAAACTGTTGGTCTCAGTAGTTCTAATGTATCACCATAGAAGGTACAAGCTATTGCATCGCCTATATCAGGTGAGTCTAATCCTCTACCTTTCATAGCCTTCTTACTTTCTAATTGTATAGCTAAAGTCTCGGTATAACCGTAGGTCTGCTGTTTTAACTCTTGTATCAACTTAGAGTTTCTAGGTATGTCAGCATCGTGGCCTAGCCACTCCTTCATCCTATTCCAAATCTCAGCCCTAGTGTTACTGTACATCCGCTTATCTACAGCTTTAGTGCCAAAGGAGACACCTGTTATAGGTAAGCCTAATTGTTTTAGTCGATCAAATATACCTGCTCCAAGACCTGTTGAGTCAATGTATACATGAGTAGCACGTTCACTGTTGTAAGCTTCTACAACTTTTCCTGCTAACTCCATAAGATCTTGCAGCTGGTAGGTTCCGACAATAGTTAACTTGGGGCCTTGACGCAGTACTATGACTGAATCGTCACCTCCCCCTCTACTAACATCCACTCCTAAAAGCTTAGGATAATTTAAGTAATCCTTAGGCTCCGAGGTATTGCTAGCGGCAGATTCAATCACCTCCTCGCTTATGAGCTGGTCAGAAGCAGCTCTTGGGAACACTCCACGGACACGGACTCGCATGAAATCGCTGTCCTCTCCATAATCTTCTGCCCATTCTGCTATCTTATCCTTGTCTGTCATCATAGCAGAACGTGAATCTATTTGTCTACTGCTCCATCTCTCTTGAAACTTACCCCAGCATTCCTTGAACCTACCTTGGTTTCTTGTAGGGTTTCCGAAGTTATGCCACTGGGAACACTTATCTGTCATAGCACCTTCGCTAACTTCCCAGATTACGTCTGGTATAGCAGATGCTTCATCAAATATAATTAGGTTGGCTGAACTGTGTAGCCCAGCAAATGCTTCTGAATTCTTATCGCTGTTACTAAGAGCATTGATGCCCCATGTATCTTTATGATCCTTATGGAAGATACGAGATGTAGTCATATCAAACCAATGACCATTAATCGATCTCTCCTGCCAGAGCGCCAACTCTCTCCATGTCTTTGTGCTAAGCTGTGACCATGTATTAGCTGTTACATTGCCAGCACAATGAGGATGTGTACTGATGTGCCATAGTATAATGAATGCTGTAATAGCACTCTTGCCTATGCCATGGCCTGAAGCTGTACTGTACTGTAGTTTGAAGTTGTCTGGCTTAGCTGATAGGTCGTCTCCCATCTCTTTTAAGTATTCTGTCTGCCATACATCAGGACCTGTGTAGTCTTCTAAAGGCCCACCTTGCTCTCCCCAAGGAAAGGCATACATAATATAGCCATAAGGATCATTCTTAAATGTTCCCATCTTCAAGGCTAATGCCTTCTCATAATCTTGTTGATTCATCTAAGCCCTTTACTTAACATCCTAGCTAGGCGAAGCCTCTCCATCTTCTTCTTGAAGTGGTATGCACTTACAGCTTTACGCTTACTAGCCTTTCTGCTTCGTTTCATATGCTTCCTGTCTTCGTATTGTTAATGCCCCTACATGGAGTAGGGGACTTCGGAACATCCTGTCGGGTAAGTTCCTCTCCCGCACAAAGGCATTACAATTGACCAACTGCCTAGGGTGCTGAATGAGTGCCTAGCTAGATGGGCTAGGACTTTGTGTCTGATGCAACTCAGACGGTTGGGACACGTGGATTCTATTAATGCTTGCCATCCATCTATTTAATCATCTGCGACTGAATGGACTTTGTTCTGATGGGACACTAAACGTTTAGCCCATTTTATAAACTCTTCTTTATCACGATCCATTTTAGCTCTATTACACTCGGTGCAGCAAGCTACTACATTCTCTGTAGAATAACCTAAAGTATTATCAACTCGGTCTATACCGTTGTATACATAGAAGCCATTGAATTTACCAGCTGTATGTTCTTTGCTAGGTGATATCCCACAATAATAACAATTCTCTTTCGTTATGGCAGAGAATTCTGCTTCTGTTAAGTTCCAAGCATATCCACGTTTTCTAGCTGCTGTCTTATATCTAGTTTGTAAATCCCTTCTTGATGCTTCGTATTCAGGCATCTTTGATATGCAACCACAAGATTGTACTTGGTTAGATCCTGTGAGTTGAGATGATCGTTTGAAAGAGGTCTCACCACATTCACATAAGCACTCCCACATTATATGATCAAACTTATTTCTAGGTGCTTCTTTTATAACTGTAAGTTTGTTTATAACTTTACCTGTCAATTCCTGTTTCTTAAAACTCATTTTTTTTTATTTCCTATAGTTGAATTTAAGGATGCAAGACTCAAGATAACACCTTGGTTAGTGTTCAACCTTATCTATATCTTGCTCGACCAATTCTACTTCTATAACCTCTGCTTCTATTATGTCTGGATTAGGCAAAGGCTTAATTCTATTATCTGCTTGTTGTAATAGGCTAGCATAATCCACTTTCTCGCTAATCTCAATCTTGTTGCTTATTCTGGCATCTATATCGACGTGATAACTGATATCATGCAACAGACGTACAGCCTGTGTATACATACCTTTACGTCTCACTTCCTCATACAAGCTAATCTGCTGTCCAAGAACCCATGCTGCATCTATGTTTAACACTTCACAAGCATCTTCTTGTATGTGATTTTTGAGGGCTATTACATGAGGGGTATAAGCACCATGAAACTT